TTTAAAGTTACTTGGGAACCTAGGAATTTCTTCCTACTAACCCTTCTGATCTTTCTTGTGAAAGATTAAACTGTTGTTAGAAATCTAACAAGTAGTTCTGTCTGTGTGATCAGGTCCCCTTTCGGGGGTCGTCTGATTCACGAATAGACCTATTTGATGGAAAGAAATGTTGGGTGCTCATTGTTATCCGTTAAACGGTAATGATGGACCAACAGAGCTTTCAGTGACTTTTTTACCTGACGTCCCTGTAAAGGAACCGCGTAAAATTGAAACGACTGCTGCTTCACCCTCTGGCTAGGACACTGTGTCCCCCCTTAGGTAAAACATTAATTAAAAAATAACTCATGAATAAAAAAGATATAAAATTCTTCTCTATTCGGAAAGCTTTTTCTGATTATGCAGTACAAGATTCAATGGTATCACTGGGTAATTCTTTTGAATTACCAGCACTTTTTAAGGCATTAGGGTGGAGATTACTCTCTGCCGCGATGCCAAAAAAAGTGAAGTTTGCTAATCGTTTAAAACAATTATATAACTTCGGTAAATATATACTTCATATGCAAAAGCATCATGGAGCAGTGTTTACTGTTAGTTACTTAAAAGCTTGTCAATTAGCAGTGCAAAAGAGAATAGCAAAGGACAAAATCAAATCTTTAAGGGATTTGGTTTCTGACCTCCCGTTACCTCGCTTAAGTTCTTCTTCTCTACCTCGGATAATACCGTTGATGGATAGAAGAGCAATTTGTAATGGATCAGATTCCACAATACGTTGATGACTTACTGTCTTCAGTGTATATCGTGTTATTTCGATTCCAGGAAAATTAAAATTAAGTACGATAACAGATCCTTTTAACGGGTCTTTAGAATATATGAGTACAGTCTCTGACGAACTTAAAGTTATTACTTTGAGTCAATCACCGAGTATACTTAGACATCTGAGACCGGCAAAGGGAATACTATTTTTAGAAACTGCATCTCCGAATTTCAAATCTTCGTGATTAGGTTATATAAGTGACCTTGCTACTTTAAAACAGCAGGGTTTACTTGATTCTCTAATCATTCTTCTAAAGGCTTTCCCTTATTCTCCACTTCATGAGTTTTTACTCGTGTGTGTTGATTTGTTGAAAGTAGATAATGGCAAAATTCTTTCTTACGTTATTTCTTCGAAAAGAGATAACTCTCAGTTAGAACTTGGCCAATTATCGGCTAAAGAAGAAGCAGCTGGGAAAATTCGTATTTTTGCAATGGTGGATATATGGACTCAGTCCGTATTGAAACCATTACATAGTATGTTATTTTCCTACTTGAAATCATTACCGAATGATGGAACTTTTGACCAGTTTGCCTCTGTTAAAAGAGCGCAAGCTAAGGTTAAAATTTCCAATTGTTCATTTGGTTATGACTTAAGTGCAGCTACTGATCGTTTGCCTATTAGTATTCAGCAATCAATCATTAGCGTATTATTTTCGAATGATATTGCTAAGCTTGACGAAGTTTACTAGTAGATCGGGATTATGTTCTTGACCATAAATTATATGGAACTCATAACTTGCGTTATGTAGTTGGAC